TTGACCTTCAACGACAATGGTGCCGTAAGGCACAACCGTGTGTTTTTCAACTGTGGTGATTTGGGCTTTCACGAAAGATAAAGAATAAGCGGTGAGGGCGGTGATGGTCTGGGATCCATTGAAATGAGGAGCGACATTCTCGACCGTGATGGTCTGACCGACATAAAAGCGATCGCTGACTGCTGTATCGAAATAAAGCGTTCCAGTCGTGCCTGTAGCCTCATGGGCAATGACATTGGTGCGGTTGAGCCAAAGTTTTGACTTGATAATATCTTCGGCCGATTGGCAGACAGACTCAACGACTGCATCGGTGTAGAGAGTGCCAATGCCAAGGTTGGTGCGTAATTCGGCAACTGTTACATAAGTTGCTGGCATTTGGACTCCCTTCTTAGGTGTGGGGGCTAGGCGAGCCGTCTAGCCCCCACGATTGCTGGATTGGTTATGCAACCATCCACTTGTACGCGCCCTTGGCAACCTTGGTTGCGATTGCGCCGTAGCCGTAGAGAGCTACTGAGATTTGACCCGAAGCGATGACATTGGACTCGAGACGGAAGGTTCCGGACTCATACCATGTGTAAGACTCAGGGTTGAGGACGATGATTGTGCCATCGCCAACGCCCGAGAGTGAGCGAGATACATAAAGGTTCAAGCCATGGACATTGCCACGAACACCGGTCGGCGTAAGGTTAGCCGATGCGTTCTGTGGGTTGATGGTCTGGACATAAACCGGACGGTTTGAGCCATCAATCAAGCCCATGATTGCGCCCCATTGCTCTGGGCTTACGACAACATTGGTGGCGAAGCCGAGTGTCTCCTTGTAAATATCAACAGCTGCATCGCTGATGAAGTCAAGAAGGTTGGCTGCCGACATGGTGCGGTTTCCACCATCGGTTGCGGCTGCTGCAATAACAGTCGAAACGCGATCATTGGTTGCCTTCGCATAAGCGAACTGCATCTGGCGTGAAAGCTCTGCGAAGAATGCAGGGCTTGAGCGATCAAGAAGTTCAACCGAAAAGGTTTGCTGTCCTGCGAACTTCTGGACATTGACCGTAACGAAAGCAACATTCTGATCGGTTTCGGATGGCGTTCCAGCCTCAGATGTAACTGCAACTGTTGGTGCTTGAGTAAGCTTTGGAATCTCAAAGCTCATTCCGGCATCTGGGAGAGTTCCGCGGCTGATTGCATCAATGAATGGACGATCTGCGTTGGAAAGTGGGTTGATGACTTCGCTGAGCTGACGGGTTGGGATCAAGCCTGCGTTGTCGGTGGTATCTGCTGCTGCAGCAAGCCATTGACGAGCTGAATCGTCACCCATGGAAGCACGGACTGTGTTCTCAAGGTACGCGCCGGGTGTTACCTCGATGCGTGGCTTTGCATAAGCAACTGCAGCGGTGATTGTAGGACGAGAGGCCTCAACTGCAGGAGCATCTGCCTCAGGTGCTACGACTTCTGGGGTGTTCTCCACAGGAGCCTCGCTTTCGTTGTTGGTTGGTTGTTCAACTTCCTCGGATTCGGAAGCTGCTACCTCTAGCACCTCAGCCGACTTGAAAGCCGGGTTTGATACCAGAGAAACTTCTTCGAGCCTTGCGCTCAAGATTTCAAGGACAGATCCGACTTGGCGGCTGTCTAATACTTCGACACCTACTGAAAGACCAGAGCGAAGATCCTCGCTGGCTTCTATGAGTGCATCATTGCCACGACTTGTTGCGGATACCTTGAAGGTTGCATAAAGCGCACCGTCATCCGCAGTAATCGCCTGAGCGCGACCGAGTGGCTTCTTGCCGTCATGCTCTAGGAGGAACTTGACCTTCTTTGGGTCATCCCACTTGACCGAGCCGGATCGGAATTTGACCTTGCCCACATTGGTATAACCGATTTCATTCTCGAATGGCAAAATCTTGCCGGAGATGAGCCTGCGGCCTTCATCGGCTTGGATTTCGCTTGCTTGGAGGGTTATCTTCATGATGTTCCGTTCGGTGATAGATCTTCCATTTCCTGAGCCTGCTCAACTGTGATGAGGCCGATGGAAATCATTTTTTCAATCGCTGCAAGTCGGGTCAAAGTATCTGCTCGGAGGAATGTTTCATCGACAGCAAATCGGACATAATTCTGAGAGTTTGTCACATCGTCCATGCTCAAGCGTGTCTCAATCGCGGTGATGTAAGGCTGGAGGGCAAGGCTGATGAGTTGCTTGCGCTCATCTTGAACATTTGCGTAAGTCATCGAGTTGTTCTCATCGGCTGAAAGGTAATAGGCCGGGATGTTACAAAGTCGAGCGATTTGGGTAGTGACCGACTGGATGAGATCGGCATAACCCATATCCTTTGGCGAGAATGCAGTCGGCATGTATTCCAAGGTGCTGGTGAGATATGCAGTCGCGCCCTTGTTGCGAGCCGCTTTCCATTGAGCCAGCAATGCAGAAACTTCCGACTCGCTGAGATCTGCTCCGGTATTTTTCAACACTCCGGAAGGAATTGGGGCTACTGCCGCGCGATGCGCTGCATTTTGTAATTCATAAGCTTGACGGATAATCGTTGCGCCGGTGTTGAGGATGCCCTCGCTAAGTGCTTGGAATGTAATCAACGATCCAAGTCCGGTCATTGGTACTGGCTTACCGTCCACATAATACTGCGTGACGAAATCGCCATCCGGTGATACTTGCTGAGTTACTTTGGTTGGTGCAATCCAGTTGAATCGCGCAGGTCGGCCATCATCGGCATAAAGCTCGGTAACTTGCCAATAAGCCACGCCATAAAAGAGCAATGAATCAACTGTATAAGCAAGCGTTACCGATCGTGGCTGGTGAATGGAAGGTTGCTCAAGCCACTTTGGTGATGCCAGTTCCTCATGGGTTGATTTGCGATAAAGCTCGATTGGAATACTTGCAATCGTTCCAGCGATGAGATTTCGCGATCTGACGATTGCTGGAAGTGACATTGCAACATCTCGGCTGACCTTAGTGATGAGTTGAGTGTTGAAATATCCAAAGTCATCCCCCATGACCAAAGGGGCATATTGGGCCTTGACCTCAGATGAAGTTTTCGGTGCTTGAATGAGGAAGCGATCCCAAAATGCCATAGCCTAAAGGATACCACACAAATCGGACAAATTAGGCAAAGATGGCTGGCTTGGACACAGGCTTCACCAGCTGATGCACCACCATGGCCAGAGCTATCGCCGCAGATACATCCCCCGCGGATTTTCTCCTGACGATTCGCCAGCCAGCATCGGACAACTTTGCTCCGCAGTTGTTCATGCTACTGACCAGCTCGCTCTGACCATTGTGCGCTATTCGGTTGTTTACGATTGCTTCAAGCAAGTCTCCACACGCTGTGTAGAAGATTTGCCCGGACATGTCCACGACCTTACAACCAGATTGTTGTAGCCGAGAGGCGATACTGGCGGTCGCGTACTTGTCGTAGCAAAGCATAGTGGGTCTGTACTGATCCCACCAACCCTTGATATCGGCAGCCATCTTGAGTTCATCGATAGCCACATCAGACTCCCATTGGTGCATGATGCCCACGCCAATCTTGCCATCTGGCATCAACTGGGCTGCCACGAGGCTGGCTTTCTTTTTGGTCACAGCAATATCAATGCCAAAAACCGTGGTAGCCCCGGGTGCGAGCTGTAGATCCTGAACCGTGAGATCCTCAAAGGCTCGGTAAGGCCATGGGCTTGAGATTGCATCCACCCACAGGCAAAGGTGCTCAGTCCGGGCATCTTCCGGCTTGGCGGTCTTGATGTATTCCTGAATTGTCTCCAGTTTGGTCGTATATCCAATGGCCGGGTTGGCTTGGAGGATTTGCTCGACATCGGTGAGCTTGCAGAATGGCTCAGCCGAATACTCCCACCAGCCAAGGCTCTTGGGTGGGTAACTGAGGGCAGTCTCACGCAGGCCATTGAGGACTTCGCTGAAAGCATCACCGGCATTGGAAGCGGTCAGCAAGACACCGTTGGTGGCTGTGGTGGTTGGCCGGATAGCGGCCCAAGCCTCTCGGGTAATCTCTCGAAGCTCATCCACGACGATTAGGTGGGCAGTCTTGCCACGGACTCCATCTCGGGT